TCACGCCACCAGCCTGAAGATGTGCGCCATATCACGCTCTTCGAACTTCTTACCTTCGAAGTGTGCGTATGCAATCGCTATCAGCGCCGCCTTCTTAGCTGGCGAGATGCGGACCTTGCTGCGATTGGCTTCCTGCCATTGCTCGATGGCCGTCACCACTTGAACCAGTAGGTCCACCGATATAGCGCCACCGGCTAAGGCTGCAGAGCGCGGCATTCCTTCGACAGCGCGGTCAAGGGCGCTCAGATAGCGGGTGCTCTCGCCGGTTCCGGTGCTGCGAACGCTATCGCGTCTCAGCCGCGCATCGACCACGCCGCGCACCAAGGGGTCCGTCACCTCAAACATCGGCGGCACCCGGCATTCCAGCCATTCTTTCCGCACGCCCGATAGCTCAACCACCAGGTCGAGGTGGCTCGCTGGCGGCACCTCCAGGTCCCGCTCCATGCGCTCAACGTCGCCGGAGGTAAGCCCCGCGAGGGAGGCGAACTGCGGAAGGTCCATACATAACACCCCTGCTCGGACCATCCTGAGGCGCTGCCCCAGCGTTGCTCCGTCCAGCCAAGCTGCCGTGGCGGGCGGTGCCTCCTGCGCTGGATCTTCCGCATAGGCCAACCAGCGGTACCGATAGCCCGAAGCGCCGGCCAAACGTTCCAGCTTCTCCAAGCCCGGCGCGCTCTCCTCGCGGATGTACCGCTGAACCATGTCCGGCGAGACGCCCATCGCTTCGGCTGCCTTTTTTCTTGTTCCCAGGGTGTCGGCGGCCGCCTTTACTCTAGTTCCGAATCCAGGAACGAGAAACGGAACAGGCCGGCCGATCTTCTTCGGAACTTCCGATTCCATATCAAAGCCTTTTTTTTCAACGCATTGCAGATAACGCGTTAGCCGATCTCACTCGCGCCAACCGGAAGAGAATCGGAAGAAGAAAGGCAGGCCTCTAGTTTGCTCTTGCACAACAAGAGAAAACTAGAGTAAATTGGTTCATGCACTACACACACCCCGCCAACAGGGTTTAGTCATGAGCAAAAACACCGCCGTCAAAAAAGCCAGTCAGAAGGACTGGCACAGCGCAGATGTCGTCTGCGCGCTACGCAAAGCCGGGTGGTCGCTGGCTCGTCTGGCTGCGCATCACGGATACGCCTCCCGATCCACCCTGGTGCACGCGCTCCACCGCAAGTGGCCGAAGGGTGAGCGTCTCATTGCCGCGGCTATCGGTGTGGAACCCGAAACCATCTGGCCCTCGCGTTACCACGCCGATTCTACCGCCAGAAGTAACGTTCGCTCCCCGCGTACTGCGGAGCGTAGCCCCGAGAGGCTGGCGGCCTGACGGCCGGGATGAAGGGGTGATGATCATGGCGATCTCCTTTTTCGATGCCTCCCATCCTAGGAGCGGCCTCCCGGCCTCGGATAGCTGCAGCCGCGGAGAATTTTTGCGCGTACCCGCCAAAGGGGTGGCGCAATGACCCGCCGAAACTGGAAGCGCATCCGCGCTCGCTCCCTGGTGCATGCGATGGAGCTGTGCATCGAGCACGCCCGCGTCCGCCACAACCGCAGCATGGATCGCATTTGCGACCTGATGGGCGAGCACTCGACTTCGACCGTGTACAAGTGGCTCGCAACGGGTCGGTTGCCGGCGATCAGCATCCGGCCCTTCGAACACGCTTGCGGCGCCACCTACGTGTCCGAATACCTCGCGGCATCGGCACACTTTCTCGCAGTTCCTATGCCCAGCGGCCGCCCCGCCGGTGAGACCGACGTCCTCAATCTGCAGCAGGGCTTCGCCGATGCGGTCGGCCTGCTCATCCGCTTCTACAAGGGCGAGGCCGACGCCGCGGACACCCTCGCGGCGCTCACCAGCACCATGAACGACATGGCGTGGCACCACGCCAACGTCGAGCGCGCTGCTACGCCTGATCTGCCGCTGTTTGGCGATGACGGAGCCGCGGAATGAGCCCCGTCCGTGAGTGGTATTCCGCGCAAGACCTCGCCGGTCTTCCGGGCATGCCGAGTACTGACCGAGGAGTGCGGATTGCCGCAGAACGCCAAGGGTGGCAAGGCCGCAAGCGCCCTGTCGGTAAGGGAATGGAGTACGCGTTTTCCGCCCTACCGGTCGATACCCGTCGAGCCCTGCAAGCGCAGCAGCTCGAACTTGCCCTTACCAGTGTCTCAACCGTAGCAGCTCCCCCTCCGGCTGCTGCGGCCTCTGCCGGGGCGGTCTCCCTCCCTGCCGCCCCGGCCCTTGCTGACCTCACCGACCGGCAACGCCTTGAACGAGACGCTCGAAGCGGCGTCATCGCAGCCGTCCGGCGGTTGCAGGACGAATCGGGCAGCAGCCAGGAAGCCGCGCTGGTCACGCTGCTCACCACCGCTCGGGCGGGTCAGCTCGATGCTGCCCTCGACAGGATGCTCCGCCTCGCCCGTGATCCACGCGGCCGCGCCGGTGATGGCTATCCAAGCGTGCGCACGCTCAAGCGTTGGCTCAGCGCCACCGATCTGGCCCCCAAGGCTCGCCGCGCTGCGATGACCGTGCCCGACTGGGCGAAGAGCTTCCTGTGCCACTACCAGCAGCCGCAGAAGCCGAGCGTGGAAGCCGCCTACCGTGCCGCATGCGAACAGTGGCCCGCCGAAGGGCGCCCCAGCATTCACCAGGTGCGCCGCTTCCTGCAGACGCTCGGTACCGTCACCCGCGAACGCGGTCGCATGGGAGACCGGGAACTGAAGAACATCCGCCCCTTCGTGCGGCGGGACTTCTCGGCGCTGAGGCCAAACGACGTCTGGAGCGCAGACGGTCATACGTTCGACGCGGAGGTGCAGCATCCCCTGCACGGACGACCGTTCCGGCCCGAGGTCACCACCATCATCGACATCGCAACGCGCCGAGCCGTCGGATGGTCGGTCGGGCTCGCTGAATCCGCGTTGGGCGTTGTCGACGCCATCCGCCATGCCGTCGAGCGTAACGGCATCCTGGCGATCTTCTACGTGGATAACGGCTCCGGCTTCCGCAACGTGGAGGTAGGCGACGAAGCAGTCGGTCTGCTCGGGCGGCTCGGGGCTACCCCGTCCTACTCGCTGCCTTACAACTCCCAGGCGCGCGGCGTAATCGAGCGGTTCCACAAGACGGTGTGGGTGGCCGGCGCCAAGCAGTTGCCGGCCTACATGGGCGCAGCAATGGACCGTGAGGCGCGGCTGGCTCAGTTCAAACTCACTCGCAAGGCCCTCAAGCATGGCGGCGCCATGCCCCTCATGCCGTGGGATCTGTTCGTGCAGTGGTGCGAGGAGCGCATCGCCGAATACAACGCCCGAGCGCACCGCAGCCTTGGTAATTCGAGTCCGGACCTGGTCTGGGCTGCCCACGAGGCCAAGGGCTGGAAGCCCGATCTCCTCGAACCGGACGAACTCGCCACGCTCTTCCGTCCCCGCGTGGTCCGCACGCTCGCGCGCGCCGAGATCCGCCTCTTCAACAACATCTACTTCGCCCGCGAGCTGGAGGAGTTTCACGGCTTGGAGGCGCACATCGCCTACGACATCCACGACGCCTCGAAGGTGTGGGTGTACGCGCCCGACGGCCGCTTCATCTGCACCGCCGACGTCAACGGGAACGCCCGCCACTACTTCCCGGTTCCCGTGGTGGAGCAAGCCCGCCAGAAGCGCGCCCAAGGCCGTCTCGCCCGTGTGGATACCAAGCGCGAAGAGATCCTGGCCGAGCTGCATGGCGGCGCGGCGCTGCCAGCGCCGGCTGCAGCGCAAGTAGTCATCGCCGGCCGTGTCATCCAGCCCGACGCGATGCTCGCCCAGCGGGCCGCGATCGCGCAGGCCACAGAGGTGGCTGCCACCCCCGCGGTGGCGCCGCCCGACATCCCATCCATCCAGCCCAAGAGCCGCGGCGACCGCAGCCCCGACGACAACTACCGCGACTGGCTCGCCCTGGATGCCCGCATTGCCAATGGAGAAGAGGTTTCAGACGCCGATGCGCGGTGGCACCGCACCTACCCGAATAGCGCCCAGTACAAGGCGCAAGCCAAAAAAACGGCCACCTGCGCGGCAACGCGGGTGGCCTGAGATTCCAACTAGCAAGGCCAGAACATGACACAGACCGCTCAGATCCACAATCTGGAACTCGTCCGCACCGCAACCGAACGCCTCACCGGCCGCACCGCCGGCCTGCCCGGCCTCGCCGCGCTCTACGGCCCGGCCGGCTACGGCAAGACCACCGCCGCCCTGGCCGTCGCCAACGAAACCCGCGCCTACTTTGTCCAGATGCGCAGCGCCTGGACCCGGAAGACGCTGCTGGAGAAGGTGCTGCTCGAAATGGGCATGAAGCCCATGGGCACTATCCCGCAGATGCTCGACCAAGCCTGCACCCAGCTCGCCGCCTCCGGCCGACTGCTGATCATCGACGAGTTCGACTACTGCGTCCGCAGCGACAGCATGGTCGAGCTGGTGCGCGACCTGCACGAAGGGGGTGGCTCCGCGCCCATCCTGCTGCTCGGCGAAGAGCTGCTGCCGCAGAAGCTGAAGAAGTGGGAACGCTTCCATAGCCGCGTGCTGTCGTGGATTCCCGCCCAGCCGGTGAGCATGGCCGACGCAGAAGCCCTGGCGCCGATTTACTGCCCCGACATCCGCCTCGGCTCCGACCTGCTCGCCCACCTGGTCAACATCGCCGCCGGCAGCGTGCGCCGCGTGTCGGTGAATCTCGCCAACATCGCCGACGAGGCTGCCGTCGAGGGCTGGGACGCGGTCACCCTCGGCACGTGGGGCGATCGCCCGCTCTACACCGGCGACGCGCCGCGCAGGGGGGTGTGATGCTCATCCAGCAGACCGTTGTCAGGCGGCTTGAAATTACCGAGGCGCCGGGGCTCGACCCGATCCGGGTGTACCTGGAGAACTACGCCCCGGGAAAGGGCCGGATCACGATTTCCTGCTATGACCGGGCCTGGGTCGGATATTGGGGTGCGATGTCCGGCAAGACCGTCGAGCAATTCTTTGCATCCTGCGATGCCGAATATCTCCGCGGCAACCTGATGTGCGGGGTGGGCCTGAGCCGCGGTAAGCAGCACGAGGCTTACGTGCTACGAGTCATCCAGGCTGTCCAGGGCGCGCTGCGGGAGAACTTCCATGCCGCGTAAGCCCACCATCGAACTGCGGGGCGGCGTCGGCCCACGCCAGCGCGCGTGGGACGCCATTCGAGCCCAGTCGGGCGCCGAATGGACCTCCGACGAGATCGTCCTCGCCACCCGCAACGGCAAGGGACTCGACGACGTCATCGACGCACGCACGCTGCAGACCTACCTGGTGTGTCTGGTCGCTGCCGGCATCGTCGCCATCGTCCGGGAGGAGCCGCTGTGCGGGCGTGCCAAGGTGTGCCGCAAGTGGTACCGGCTGGTGCGCGACGAAGGCATCGACGCGCCGCGCCTGCGCCGCGACGGTAGCCGCGTCACCCAGGGGCTCGCTCAAGAGCAGATGTGGCGGACGCTGCGCCTCCTCAAGGGCGACATCAACGCCCGCGAACTGGCTGCCCACGCCACCACCCAGCTGATTGCCGTCGATGAGCAGGCCGCTGGCGACTACCTGCGCAACCTCGACAAGGCGGGCTACCTGGAATGCACCGCCGAAGGCCGCGCCATTGGCCGCGGCTGGGGCAAGGGCGGCACCGGCATCCAGGCGCGCTACCGCCTGCGCCCGGACCGCAACACCGGCCCCAAGCCGCCCATGGTCTGCCGCGCCGACGTCATCTACGACGCCAACCTGCAGGAAGTCGTGTGGGCACCCACCGTTACCGAGGAGGACACCGTCCATGGACAGTAACGCCCCCGATTGGCGTGCGCTGCTCGAACGCGCCGTGTCCGCGGCTGGCGTCGGCGGCATCACGAAGGTCGCGGATCGCCTCGGCGTCTCGCGCACCTACGTCTCCCTGGTGCTCAGCCGCAAGAAAGACCCGGTGCCGCAGGCATTCGTCGGTCGGGTCATCAACCGGCTCTACGTCGTCGCCGAATGCCCGGCCACCGGACACCCGCAGCCGCGCAGCGAATGCAGCCGTCTGGCCAAAGGCGCCGCACCCACCCACAACCCACTCGCCATGCGCATCTGGAAGTGCTGCCAGACCTGCGCCCACAAACCGGAGGTGTAGTCATGAAGTGGCTCGAACCCGAATTCATCGAGCGCGTGGTTTTGCCGCTCGTGATCGCCTTCGGCATGGGGGTGGTCGCCGCCGGCTTGGTGCGCGATCACCGCGAGGCCCGTGCGCTCGATGTTGCCGATCAGGCGATGGCGACGGCTGATGAGGCGATCGCAATCGCGCAGGTCTATCGCGAGGCCTACCTCGGCACCTGCAGCGCCGTGGTGTTTGCGGAGACCCGGCCGTGAATGCCCCCGATCCCGTCGTCTCGCTGGAGGAACGCATCCTCGCAGCCATCGCCAAGGCCAGCAGCAAGCAGCCGGCCAGCGCCGATGACGTGCTCGCCATCGTCGGTGGCGACGCCAGCGCCTATTGGACTGCGCTGGAGCAGCTCATCCAGACGCGCCAGATCGCCACGGCGCACGTGCAGCGGCCGGCCACGGACGCTGCCCCCTGGCTGGCCATCTGGCCGACTGGCGTCGTCATTAACGTCGGCCGGGTCACCGCCGCCGTGCTCTCCCGCCTGTTCGTACCCCAGCGGCGCAGCGCTGTCCGCGATGCCCACGCCCCGCGCAGCGCCGCCATCGCCCCTCCCAAGACCGTCGCTGTAAAGGAACCCGTCATGACCACCACCGCAGCCCCGAAGAAAACCCGCGAATCCGCCAGCCTCAATCGCGCCAGCATCGCCGAAATGGTGCGTGGCCGAACCGCAGCCAATGGGCTGCTCGTCAGCACCATCGCCGGGAGGCTCAGCCTCACCACTCAAGGCACCGACTACCTCATCAAGGCCATGATCGCGTCCGGCCAGGTGGATCGAATCCGCCTCCCGGGCCAGACCGCGGACCGCATCTACGACCCCACCGCCATCGACGCCGCCGCACCTGAGGCGGTGACGCCGGAGCAGCCTGCCTATCGCCACGACGACATCCAGGTGCACGAGCTGGTCGCGGGCGACGTGCAGACGGTCCCGCCCAGCCCCGATGTCCGCTTCGCGCTGTGGGATGACGGGTCGCTCAGCGTGTGTGACGGCGACGAGATCACCCTGCTGCCCGCCGACGCCGTCAAGCGCCTGGCGCTGCTCCTCGGCGTGCCGCGCGAAACGGCCGTCCTCCCCCCGCCCGCAATCCTCTCCGGCCCGGCCACCGCCGCGGCCTCGCACGCCCACTGACAGGAGCACCACCCCATGACCAAGCCCGCCATCACCCTCGACCAGATCCGCCTCGCTGCCGACCGCCTGGCCGTTGCCCATACCGCCACCACGGCCCGCGCCAGCCTGCTGCAAGACGAGATCAAGGCCGCGATCCAGCCGATCTACGACCGCCACCGCACCAGCCTCGATGCCGCGGCCGACGAAGAGGCCGCCGCCCACCGCGCCCTCATGTCGCTGCTCGAAAGCGCGCCGCAGCTCTTCATCAAGCCGCGCAGCCTTGCCATCAACGGCGTGCGCGCCGGCTACCGGAAGGCGGAAGACCAGCTCGACTGGGGCGACGACGACGCCCTCATCAAGCGCATCCGCGCCCTCATGCCCAAGCAGGCGGACATCCTCATCCGTACACAGGAAACCCTCGTCGTCGATGCGCTGGCGCAACTCGACGCCGACGCCCACCGCAGCCTCGGCATCTCTCGCATCAGCGGCGCCGACAACCCCTTCATCACCGTCGGCTCGGCCGACGTCGAGAAGCTCGCTCAAGCGCTCATCAGCGACGCCATGCGCCGCCAGGGCGAAGAAGAGAAGGCGCCGGTGAAGAAGGGCAAGGCGAAGGCCAAGAGCAAGGAGGCAGCGTGATGGACACGCAAGTCCCTCGCGTGAAGTTTTGCCCCGTGCTCTGGAGCGGCAAAGGTGACGTTGCGCTCGGTATGGAGGTCGAGGCGGAGGTGGTCGATTTCGGCCTCGCGCTGCATCCGCACGTCGAAGGCACGGCCGCCGCGCCCGTGCTCTCGACGGATGGCTCCACCACCATCAGCGACCCGGTGACCGGCTACCAGATCACCTTCGCGCTGACGCGCGAAGGCGCGCTCTCCCGGCTGAACGACCTGGTCGCCCGGTACGGTGGCCGCATGGGATTCGAGCGCGCGATCGCGGCAGGCCGAAAGCGGGTAGCGCTCGCGCGCGACCAGGCCGCTGCCGTGCTGCCCTCACCCATGGCCGACGTCCATGCAGTGATCTGCCCGCCGGAGACGCAGCCGTGACCACGCCTCAAACGCTCATCAGCGTCGACATCACCGTGCGCGACAGCGCCGGCAGCTACCGGACCAGCAAGGTGCTCGGGGTCTACGCCGCCAGCACCACGTCACCGGCCCGTGCCGCCGAGCGTCTGGCTGAAAAGTTGTGGGGCGCAAGCGATCTCGACACCGCCAAGCGCATCGACACCCCGCCTTACGAACGCGGCGTCAGCAAATGGCGGATCACCAATGCAGCGGCCCTCCGGGCTGCCACCCCCTAGTGGTTGCGACACCGCAGGAAACCGTCGGGCACATAACGGAACCAGCCGGCACGGAAGAAGCAAAGGGCGCCTTTACAGCCGCCGGGAACCGGCACCACTCACAACCAGGAGCACACACCACATGAACCAAGCAGAACTGACCGCGGCGATCGCCGCCCACACCGACCTGCCCAAGGCCACCGTTCGCCAGGTGCTCGATTCGCAGGGCGTCGTCATCGCCCGCCACCTGGCCAGCGGCGACGCCTACACGGAGCGCGAGGTCACGCTGCCGGTGCTCGGCAAGCTCAAGAGCAGCACCCGTGCCGCCCGCACTGGCCGCAACCCCAAGACGGGCGAAGCGGTGCAGATCCCGGAGAAGGTCACCGTGCGCCTCTCCGCCGGCAAGGCGCTCAACGACATCCTCAATCCCGACTGATACCCGCCTGGCTCGATGGCCTGCCCCGGTAACGGTCGCGGGTCATCCGGCAAGTCTGGTAACGCCAACCCCAACGCCCAGGAGGCCGCCATGTTGTCGCAACTCGCCGACCGAATCGCCGATCTGCTGCTGCGCGGCCTCCTGTGGCTCATGCCGATCGAGGAGGAATGAGATGACCCCGCAAGAATGGCGCGACGTCGAGGCGTCGCTCTCCCACCCGTACGGCCGGGTTCGCCTGCAGGCGGATGGCCACGTGCTGACCTTATCGGTCGAGAAAGGCAAGGGGCTGCGCTACGTGATCGCTGCCTATATCGACGGCGTGATCGAATGGAATCTGATGTTCTCCAAGGATGACGGGCCTTACCGCAAGTTCTGGCGGCCACGTAAGAGCTACCTCTACTCGGCCGCGGAACGCGCCGAGCTGACGAAGCGCTCCAGGAAGCGCGGGATGCACAAAGAACTCCGTGCGTCGTATGCCAGCATGGCCACCGCCGCATCGGAGCTGTTTGACCCCCTCTGGCCGAACGCCAAGGCGCTGTGCCGTCACCTAAGGAAAACCTGCAGCAGCATCGAACGCCTGCCGGACTTCGAACCCCAGGGAGCGGCAGCATGAGCGCGCGCACCCAAACCCCGGCCGAGCGCATGGCGCTGCGCAAGCGCGCCATCTTCGCGGCCTGTCGGCAGCAAGGCATCGACGACGACGCGCGCCGGGCGCTGGTGCGCAACCTCACCGGTTGCGACAGCCTGGCGCGCTGCACCCTGATGCAGCTCGGACAGGTGCTCGACCACCTGAACCGGGGCAGCCAGGGTTACGCCGGCCGCAAGCGCACCACGCCCACCGCCGACCGCGCGCCACTGCTCTCCAAGATCGACGCGCTCCTGGCCGAACTGCACCGCGTCACCGGCGAGGTGCATACCCTCAAGTACGCCGACGCCATCGCCAAGCGCAACGGCTGGGCCGAGTGCGTCGACTTTGCCGATACCGCAGCACTGAAGAACATTGCCGGCGCGCTGAATCGGACTTTGCAATACAAGGCCGCCCGCTGAGATGAAGAAGCCCGCCCCGCCTATCCTCGACTCGGATCTACCGGCGACTGCCCGCGATCTGGTGCGACTGCTGGGCTGGCCAAAGGCCGAGGCCTTGATCAGGGAACTGGGCGGAATCCCGTACCCGGTACCCAAGGGTGCCGACAACAACAGTGCCGGCGCCGCGCGCTACGAGCGGCTGGTGGAAGTCGTCGGCCCCAGAGGCGCCAATGCTCTGGTGGCCGAGTACGGCGGTGACACCTTGGTGATTCCGAAGTGCAAGGCGGCGATCGCTCGCGCCCGTATGCGGGCGATGAAGGCCCGTTGCGACGATGGGGCGACCCTGGAAGAGATTGCGCTGGAGTTCGACTGCACGACTCGGTGGGTAAGCCTGGTGCTGAAGCGGCCAGACAACGAGAGCGGCGTCGTCCTGGAGCAAGGCGGCCAATTGGGGCTGTTCTGAGAAATTCTCACGGCATGGGGTGGATCGACGTCGATACAATCGGCGCATCCATGCAAAGGGGATTGACGTGATCCGCGCCGTTGTCATTGCACTAGCCACCCTCGCTATGCCCGCCCACGCGCAGGTGTTCAAGTGCAAGGGTGAAAAGGGAATCGTCTATCAGGCGGAACCTTGTTCAGGGGCAGGAGCCGCCGTGGATCTGAAGGTGCATCAGCCGACAGACGAGGACCGCCAGCGGGCCGTCGAACAAACCACACGGCAAAGGGCCATCAACGTCGAGAACGACACTGAGCGCCTCGCCGCGGAGCGGAGGACTCGCGCCATCTCCGACCAGGTGCAGGCGGAGAAGGACGCTAAGCGGCGCCGCTGCGAGGGCTACCAAACTGAGATGAAGCGGCTCGAATCCACGAAAGACCAGTGGATTTCGCCGGCCTTGCGCCAGCGCGATTACGACCGCATGAAGGAGCTGAAGGACAAGCACTTCAGTGAGTGCTTTGCCCGCTAGGAGGGCCGCAGTGAAGTCTCTTGCGCTGGTAGCTGTTGCTGTCGCCTGCCTTCCGCTGCCCTTGGCGGCCCAAACCTCTGACGACATGCGTCGGGAGATCGAGGCGGAGTACAAACGCTTGCAGGACGCCGACGCGCAGGAGAAAAAGCGAAAGGCGGACGCTGAAGTTCAGCGCGCTCAGCAGGCCCGGCTTGAGGCAGACCGAGCGAAACTGTTGGCATCCCGCAAGGCCAAGAACCCGGTCAAGAACAGCGCGTGGGATGGCTCGGTGTGGCAGGTCGAGTCCTTCATGAAGCACTACCTGAAGGATCCAAAATCGTTCGAGGCCATCAGCTGGGGGCCGGTGGTCGACATGGGAAGCACCTATGTTGTGCGACTGCGCTACCGCGCTCGAAACAGCTTCGGCGGCTACGTAATCGAGGACAAGACGTTCACCTTGGATGTCAGCGGGAACGTCGTCGGCGTGAATTGAGGGGCAGCGCCCGCGATAGCGCCATCCTGAACTAGTTCATCTGTCGCGGGGCACGGCCCGCCGCCGATCATCGGCGGCATGGTCACCGCCCGCAAAATCTCCCTCATCGTCATCCACTGTGCGGCCACGCCCAACGGGCGCTGGACCAGTACGGTGGACATCGACCACTGGCACCGCGACGCGGGTTACAAACGCGCCCCCGCGCTGCCGGAAGCCCGCAAGTGGAACCCCACGCTCACCAGCATCGGCTACCACCGGGTCATCTACACCAACGGCGCGCCCGCCACCGGGCGCCACCTGAGCGAGGCCGGCGTGCACGCGCGCGGCTTTAACGACAAGAGCGTCGGCATCTGCCTCGTTGGCACCGACAAGTTCAGCTGCGCTCAGTGGGTCACGCTCGCCGACCAGGTCGCCAACCTCTGCGCCACCTACGGCATTCCCCGCCAGTTCGCCACTGCCGAGAACGGCTGGCGCGGCATCTGCGGCCACCGCGACACCGGCGCCAAGAAGACCTGCCCCGGCTTCAGCGTCGCCGACTGGCTCGCCGGCGACATGGCGCCGCTCGACGGCCACATCCTTGAGGTTCAGCAATGACCATCCGCGTCTCCATCACCCATCACGACGCCGAGAGCCACCGCGCGCTGCTGGCCGAAGAGTTCTACGTCGATCCCTACGGCCAGGTCTCGGATGCGCCCGTCCAGGCGCAAGTGGTTCCTCCGGGCGTTACCGCCACCGTCCATTTGCACGGCGGTAACGCCCTGGTGGTGCGCGAGCAGCCCGACGACGCTGCGTCCGAGGCCGCCTGATGGAGCCGACTCCCGCCCTCGATGACTGCAAGTGCTGGTGGAAGAGCCGCACGCTGCAGCTCAACGCCTTGGCCGCCGCGCTGATCGCCGCCGAGGCCGCGTTCGGCATCTTGCAGCCGATGCTGCCGGTGAACTTCTATCGCGCGATGGCCTTCGTCCTGCCGATCGCCAATGCCGTGTTGCGGGTGATGACCACCCAGGCGGTGCGGCTGTGAGCCCGGTCGCGCAATACGTGGCCCAGGTGGGCGACGCCTCGCGCCTGGTGCTGGCGATCGCGCTGCTCGCCGCCGGCGCCGCGGCGGGCGGTTGGTTGGTCGCCTTGGTGAAGGACGCGGAGATTGCCGACCTCCGTACTGAGCACGCCGAGTTCTCGGAAAAGCTCGTGCGGCGTGCCCTCGATCGCTATCAGGTCGCCAAGGCCCGCGGCGACGAACTCACCGCCCAGCTCGCCGCGGCAAACACCACCGCCACCGCCCTGCAGAAGGATCTCGCCGATGCGCTCACCCACATCACTACCGGCCGCCGCTGCCTTGATGGTGCTGCTCTCCGCCTGCTCGACCGTGCCCCCGGCATCGCCCCCGCTCGACTGCCCACGGCCGCCGGCGTCGCTCCTGCAGCGGATGCCGCCCACGCTGCCGCCGATACCGCGCAGCGCGCAGCCGGCGACGAAGCCGCTACCGACACCGACGTCAGCCTCTGGGCAACCGGCGCGGCCGGCGAGTACGGCAAATGCGTCCGCCAGCTCGACGCCCTGATCGACTTCAACACCCCCAGCTCAGGAGATCTGCAATGAAGCGTTCCCTCCGGTCCATTGCCGTCGCCGCCTTCCTGGTGGCCGGGCTGGCGATCGCCGCGCCGGCCAGCGCCGGATCGCTCACCGACCACGGCGAGAACAAGACGCTCGACGCGCTGTTGCGCGGCCAGACGCTGGGCGCGCCGGCTACTTGGTACGTCGGCGTTACCACTGACACCTGCACCGATGCCGGCAACGGCACCGAGCCGAGCGGCGGTGCCTATGCGCGCGTGGCCGTTGCCGCCAGTCTTGCCAACTGGGCCGGCACCCAAGGGGTAGGGACCACCACGGCAAGCTCGGGTACCAGCGGCACCACCAGTAACAACGCGCTGATCTCGATGCCGGAGACGACCGCCGCGTGGAGCACTATCCGGGCGGTGCGCTTCTACGACGCTAGCACCGCCGGTAACGCGTGGATCTGCCTGCCGATCACACTGCCGCTCGACGTCGATCGGGCGGGCGTTACCGTGAAGTTTCCGGCCGCGACCCTGCAGTTCTCCATCGACGACTGATCCGCCATGTCCGTCCACGCCCGGGTCCAGCTGCACGACGACGCAGATGTTCCGCTCGCCAATGTGGGCGGTATCACCGCGCTGTGGTGGGACGCGGAAGATCCGATCGAATTCGTCGCGCCGACTGGCCGGGCGAGCGGGCTATCGACGGACGCCACTGGCTGGCTGTCGCTTGATCTGCAGGACGTCTCGGGTCACGCGGTTGGAGGCGTTGGGTTCCTGCTGCTGCGCAAGGCTGATGCCGTCGATGACCAGGACTCGCTGATCTTCGCCGGCCAGATCACCACCGAGGACGCCACAGGCGGCGCACGCCTCACCTACAAAGATTCCTGGGAGCGCCCGGCTGACTGGCTGGTGCTGCCCACTGTGGGGCCGACCGAACAAAAGTTCGTCGGCCTGTTGGCGATCACCGACGACGACTCCAACTACGTGGCCATCAATGCCTCGGGCGCCTACACGGTGGATTGGGGCGACGGGAGCGCGCTGCAGAACTCCGCTGCCGGCACCCAGTGCCAGCACAAGTACACCTATTCCTCGATCTCAGCCGATACCACCTCGTCACGTGGTTATCGCCAAGTGATCGTGACCGTCACGCCACAGGCCGGGCAGTCGCTGACGATGCTCTCTCTCAACGTCAGGCCGACCCAGTACTCGGCCGTCAAGAGTACGCAGTGGCTGGACGTAGAGATCGGTAGCCCGGCGCTCACTGACCTGCGGCTTGGGTCCAGCACCTATCCTGGTACGACCACCACTGTGATGGGGCTGTACTGGTTGGAGCGCTTTACCCTGCGTAGTAGTGCGCTCACCAGCCTGGCCTACATGTTCTACTACTGCATCATGCTGCAGTCAGTATCGCTGTCTGGTGCTGGTGGCGTGACGTCACTCTCAGCGGCGTTCTACGGATGCTCGGCGCTCCGCGGGATTCCCTTCTTTCAGACGGGTACCGTTACCGCTGCTGACAACATGTTTTATGAGTGCACGAGGCTGGTTCAGATACCGAAGCTGGCTTTGGGCTCAGCTGCCAGCTTTGCCACCATGTTCACAAACTGCCGAAGTCTGCAGAGCATTCCTCTGCTAGACACGCACTCGGCGACCAGCGTCCTTGGGATGTTCAGCGGCTGCATTAGCCTGCGCACCATTCCATTGTTGGACGTTGCGGCAGTAACCAACTTCACCAACATGTTCAACGGTTGCACCACGTTGGAGAGTATCCCGGCTATCAACACGGGCTCTGCGACGTTGATGACCAACATGTTCGTGAGCTGTAGCTCGCTGCAAACGGTTCCGCTGTTGGATACAGCGGACGTTACCAACCTCTCCAGCATGTTTTCCGGGTGCATAAACCTGCGCACGGTACCGCCGTTCAACCTGACGGCGGCGGTAAACGTCGCGTCGATGTTCAACAACTGCACTGCACTGCAACGGGTGCCGAGCTTCACCGGCGGCACGCTGATCACGACGATCAGCAACATGTTCGCCAACTGCCAGGCGCTCCAGTCCATCGGCTCGCTCGCGTTCAGCGCTGTGACGGCCGCTACCACGCCGTTCTCGAACTGCCCATCCCTTGCCCGCTGTGGTGTCTCTGGATTTGGCCTCACGCACTCGTATGCGTCCTGCCGGTTGTCGGCTGCGGCGCTCAACGAGATCTTCACTGCGCTGCCCACCGTGAGCGCGCGGACCATCACCATCACCGGCAACCCGGGTGCCAGCGATGGCGCGACCAATCGCGCGATCGCCACCGCCAAGGGCTGGACGGTCACGGGGTAACGCATGCCTTTCTTCAAACGAGACGACGAGGCGAGCGCGCTGCTGACCGCGCCAAACTTCGTGGCCGGACCGGGCTTCGAGCTGCAGGCGGAGATGCACGACACCTACAGCTATCCGGTCGACGGCTGGTACTGGTTTGATTCGCTCGACGCCGCCATGGTCGCGCTGGCGGTCCCCCCCGCGGCGACGTCGATCACGCAGCGCCAAGCGCGCCTGTACCTGTTCAAGCACGGCCTCCTCGCCGGCGTCGAAGCGGCGCTCGACCAACTCGCAGAGCCGGTACGTACCGCCGCCCTGATCGAGTGGCAGTTTGCGCGCGAGATCGAGCGCACCAATCCGCTGGTGCTCGCAATCGTGGGCACGCTCGGCTGGACCGACGACCAGGTGGATACGTTCTTCGCTGAGGCGGGTGTCCTATGAAGTCTGCCCGCCTCAGCAGCGCCTACACGTCCGCAGGCAACGCCCGCTTCGTTCCGGCATACCGAGAGGTGCCCGCCGGCGGCGAGTACGACCTTTCCGCCGCCGGCAGCGCTGCCGCCAGCGGCGTAGCCACGCCCTCGCTCGTCGTTGGTCTGGCGGCCGTCGGCATCACGCTCGCTGGCGGCACCGCGGCCCCCAGGGTGGATTTGCCGTTGTCGGCCGCGGGCATTGCCACAACCGGCGGCGAAGCGGCACTGTCCGCCACCGTCACCCTTTCCGCGCTCGGGCTGGCGCACGCCGCTGGCGCCGCCGGCGTGCGCGCAGACGTGCTGCTTGCGGCTGCCGGCGCCGCCGCAAGCAACGGCCATGCGGATGTCGCGGCCCTGCTCGCGGCGGCCGCGGCCGGTAGCGCACAGAGCGGCGGCTCCGCCTCGCCGAGCGCTGCCCACAGCGCCAGCGTCGCAGCCGCCGGAGGAGCGATCTCCACGGGCTCGGCACTGCTCACCATCACAGTCGCCCTGCAGGCCGATGGCGCAGCGTCCGCAGCCGGTAGCGCGTTGGTGTCGGTCACCACCACGCTCACGGCGGAGGGGTTTGTGCAAGCGATGGGCTCAGGTCTGGTCGCAGTGCAGATCCCGCTCGCAGCCGTCGGTGGCGCTCTCGCGCGCGGTGACGCTGCGCCGCTGCTGCAGGAGGCGCTGCTGCTCGTGGCAGACCCGCGCTTCACCGTGCAATCGGGCGGCGGCGAGTACCTGGTGCGCAGCCAGCACCGCTACCACGTCGCTTGCGTGCGTCACCGTTACCGGGTGGGGAGGTAGGCCATGGAACGCTTTCGCCCCCTGGACCCAGCAGCGCGCCGTGTCCTCACCTGGTCGTTTGCCGAAGACTTGAATCCCGGCGAATCGCTGTCCGGCGCCACCATCAGTATCACAACGCTGGCTGGTGAAGACTCCGACCCGGAAGCGGTCAAGGTCGGCGACCTGGTTGTCCAGGGCCACTTGGTGCTGCAGATGGCCGCCGGCCGACCGGACGGTAACGCCTACGTTCTCAAGTGCCTCGCCACCACCACCGCGGGCGAGATCCTCGCGCTCTCCGCGGTCCTCACCATGCAGGAGGGCGCCTGATGGCCCTGCACATCCACCTTGAACCGGTGATGTACGTCGGCCGCGGCTACGTCGCGCCCGACGGCTTCGCCCACAAGCACGCCTACGAGATGGTGTGCTCGATCTTCATGCTCGGCGACGGCCGGGCGCGCGTATTCGCGGCCCACGGCGACATGGACCGCGGCACGGTCACGTCGCTTGCGGGGCAGCTCGAAGCGCTGGGAATCCATACGGTCCTGGTCAATCGCCATGGGGTCGAGCAGGAGTGGCAGGTCGCAAGCGCGACGTGCAAAGCAAGGAAAACCGAATGATCGCAACCGATTTGGCCTTCTACCTCGACATCGCGCAGAAGGCGGTGACGTTCGGTATTGCCGTCTGGCTCTACCTGGAGAAGAAGCGCGACACGACGCACGCTCGCATCGACGCCCTCGAAAGGAGCCACGACGAGCGGCTCGACGACCATGCGCGCCGCATCGCCACGGTCGAGGCGCGCAGCGGCCCGACGCATGCCGACCTGGGCGACATGCACGAAAAGATCAACCAGGTCGCCAACACCTCCAGCCGAATGGAGGGCGAGATCAAAGGGCTGGGCGACACGGTGCGCCTGATTCTCAGCCGCATAACCGAAAGGGGCATGAAATGACCACCGCTGCACAACTCGTCGAACTCGACCGCCGCCGCGCCATCCTCGCCGCCCTGATGGTGGCGCCGTCCTACATGATGCCGGCCCGCGCGCTGCGCGAGCAGATCAACCTGGTGGGCTACGCGGCGAGCCTCGACCGCCTGCTGATCGACTGCGCCTGGCTGGCCGAGGCCGGGCTGATCACGTGGAGCAACGAGGTCGCCACCCTCAGCGACCGCGGCGCTGACGTGGTGCTCGGCCGCGCCCAGGTGCCGGGCGTGAAGCGGCCGGAGCCGGGGCAAGCCTGACATGGCCCACCCCGACGATACCCGCCGCGCCGTGCGCGCCGGCTACGTCTTCGACCAGCTGGGCCTGGAGGTCGCTGCGGTCAAGGAAGGCGTGCCGGTGGCCACCGCCCGGCGCTGGAAGGCCGAAGCCAAGAAGGCCGGCGACGACTGGGACCGCGCCCGCGGCGCCCAGCTGCTCGCTGGCGGCGGCATCGAGGACGTGGTGCGCCAGACGCTGGCTGTGGTCGTGCAGCAGGTGCAGGCCACGGTGGAGAGCATCAACCTCGCCACCGACATGGACCCGGCCACCAAGGTGCAGATGCTGGCCAGCCTGGCCGATGCCTACCACAAACTCATGGCCGTCTCGAAGCGGCTGATGCCCGAGACCGACAAGCTCGCCATCGCCATGGATGTGCTCAAGCGCTTCGGTGAGTTCATCGCCAAGCGCAAGCCGGCGCTGGCCGGGGAGTTCGTCGAGCAGATCGAGGCGTTCGGGGATGAGATTGCGAGGGCGTATGGCTAAGGGTGTTCGTAAGAGTCTCTTAGTCGTAAAGCGACCTGGGCGCGGTTTCCCGGACGCTGAAGCTGCGTTTGCAGCGTGGGCACTCTACCGACGTGCTGTAGTCGTCAGGGCCGGAAAGGTGCGAGAGCGTTCCGTCTTCTTTGCAGACAGGGCAAACGTAGTGGGACGGCTCATCAGGATCACGCATGTCATCACGCAGTTTCCACAAGTACGTCCCACGATACGGCTCGCAAAGGCGGTAGCGGTCAAAATCTGCCTGTTTTGCCAATTGCTCCTTCGCGAGCCGCAAGTCCGATTGAAGCTCGAAGATCTTCGCCTGTGCTTCGATAAGGCTCCCTTGGGCGTCCGCAATGATCGTCAGAAGCTCGGCAGCCTTCATCTGGACCGCTATGTCCTCTCGCAGGCCAGCAATACCCTTCGCGAGGTCCCGGGCGGTCGAGAGGGCCGTAAGCCCGGTAGCAATCATGTCGAGCATGGGCGTGTGTCCTTGGCGTTTGGTTTCCGGACGTGAAGTCTAGTCGAAAGTCATTCCTCGCCGACCTCGCCAACCTCGCCGCGTCCTTCCGCGCGCGGATCGAGGCCGAGGTCACCGGCTTCGATCCGGATCCGGCCGAGTGTCAAAAGCGCCGCAAGAAGGCGTGGGATGACTTCGAGTACTTCATCGGCACCTACTTCCCGCACTACGTCCGCAGCCCCCACAAGTCGGAGCTGCACCGTTACCTGTTCGCCCGCCTGTCGGAGATCGTCGCCAGCGAGAAGAGCGAAACCGACGCGATCGCTGCGCCGCGCGGCGAGGCCAAGAGCACGTTGGTGTCGCAGCTCTTCGTGCTGTGGTGCCTGATCACCGGCCGCAAGCGTTACCCGGTCATCGTCATGGACAGCATCGACCAGGCGTATCCGATGCTGGAGGCGATCAAGGCCGAGCTGGAGTTCAACCCGCGCCTGCAGATGGACTTCCCCGAGGCCGTCGGCCAGGGTCGGGTGTGGCAGGCCGGCACCATCGTTACCCGTGGCGATGCCAAGGTGCAGGTGGCCGGCTCCGGCAAGAAGCTGCGCGGCCTGCGCCACGGCCCGTACCGGCCCGACCTGGCCGTGCTCGACGATATCGAGAACGACGAGCAAGTGCGCAACCCTGACCAGCGCGACAAGCTCCAAAGCTGGCTGACAAAGACAGTGCTGCCGTTGGGCGGCGCCGGCGCCAAGTTCGACGTGGTGTATATCGGCACCATCCTGCACTACGACTCAGTGCTCAACCGCACGCTGGCCAACAAGCTGTGGCGGTCCGCGAAGTTCAAGGCGCTGCTGAAGTGGCCGGACCGCATGGACCTCTGGGAGCGCTGGGAAGAGCGCCTGCGCAACGAGGGCGAAGACGAGGCCGACGCGTTCTACCAGGAACACCGCGACGCGATGGAAGCCGGCGCCCAGTGCAGCTGGGCCGCCCGCCCGCTGCTCGCGCTGATGAAGATCCGCGCCCGCGACGGCCACGACACCTTCGACAGCGAATACCAGAACGACCCGGTCGCCGGCGACAACGCGCCCTTCGCCAAGGTCATCACCTTCTGGGTGAATCGCCTACGCGAGTGGATCTTCTTCGGCGCCTGCGACCCGTCACTCGGCAAGGCCGGCGCCAGTCGCGACCCGTCGGCGATCGGCGTCGGCGGCTACAACCGCGCCACCGGCATCCTCGACGTGGTCGAGGCCGGCATTAAGAAGCGCCTGCCCGACCGGATCATCGAAGACGTGATCGCCTACCAGGCAGAGTACCGCTGCCTGCTTTGGGTAATCGAGACGGTTCAGTTCCAAGCGTTTCTGTACTCGGAGCTGGTGAAGCGCGCTGCGGCGCGCGGCATCCACGTGCCGGCGCGCGGGGTGCAGCCGCTCACCGACAAGCTGCTGCGCATCGAAAGCCTGCAGCCGCACATGGCCAACGGCCTGATCCGGCTCCACCCGAGCCAGACCACGCTGATCGACCAGCTGCGCCACTTCCCCAAGGCCGACCACGACGACGGCCCCGACATGCTGCAGATGCTGTGGATGGCGGCGACGACGGCGGGGGTGGGCGCGAGCGGGTTTCAGTCGCTGGGCCGGCACGGCCGCAACGAGGCCCATGACGACGTCGGCGGGTTCGAGTCGCGGAGGATGTTCTGATGGCCGCGTTACCGCATTCCAAAGGGGTGCTTGCTACCGCGTACCAAGGCGATCGCTTCCTTTGCGCCCTTAACGCGGTGGTGGCCACCGCCCGTATCTTCGAAGTACAGATCAACGAGGTCAGCGAAAGTGCCGTCGTCGCTTTCGACCACCATGAAGCCGTCGAACTTATGGACCCTTTCCTCATAGGCACCGTACTCGGAGAGCGCGGCCCTGTTGGCCGAAATATCAAAGCCAGAGCGACAGCCGTTCGTGTACGTCCCCCACAGCGTTCGCAGCGCGATCGGCCGCTTTCCCACATTGGCTGCCCGGACTACGACGACGTAGTACTCCCCGCTGTCGCCGCTGATAACGGCGGTCGCTTGGGCTTCAACGATTGCTCGGTCACGCATGGCTACCCACAGCGAGACTATGAAGCTCAGCAAGGACACCACGATTGCAATGATCGACAGCCAGTCAGAGGGCTTCAGAACTGCGTCGCTGGGGTCCATTTTGGGCTCCAAATTCAGTAGGCATAGATCATGGCCCAAATTATCGACCAACACGGCAACCCCATCGACACCGGCCTGCTGCGCGAGCCGCAGACCGCGCGCATCGCAGCGCTGCAGCATGAGCTGGTGCAGTCGCAGCTCGACGGCCTGACGCCGGCCAAGGCGGCCCGCATCCTGCGCGATGCCGACCAGGGCGACATCGTCGCCCAGCACCGCCTCTTCGATGACATGTACGACCGCGACGCCCACCTGCGCTGCGAGTACGACAAGCGCCGCGGCGCGCTACTCACGCTGGACTGGTCCATCGAGCCGCCGGAGGGCGCCGGCGCGCGCGAGAAGATGCTCGCCGCCCGCATCGAGGCGCTGCTGCGCGACGCGGTCGATGACCTGGAAGACCTGATCGACCAGATGATGGAGGCGCCCGGCCACGGCTTCGCTGCCATCGAGATCGAGTGGCAGCGCATCGAGGGCGAGTGGATTCCGAAATTCCACCCGCGGCCGCAGACCTGGTTCCGGACCGACATCACGCGCCGCGAGCTGCGGCTCAACGACGGTACGGCCGACGGCGCGGTGCCGACGCCCATGGGCTGGGTGATGCACCAGCACCGCAAGGTGAAGACGGGCTACCTCGGCCGCGCCGGGCTGTTCCGCGCCGTGCTGTGGCCCTTCCTCTACAAGGCCTATGCGATCGGAGATTTCGCCGAGTTCCTGGAGACCTACGGTCTGCCGATCATCGTCGGCAAGTACATGGCGGGCGCCACGCCCGAGGAGAAAGCAAGCCTGATGCGGGCAGTGACGGCCCTCGGGCACGATGCCCGCGCCATCATGCCCGACGGCATGTCGCTGGAGATCCAGAAGATCACCGGCGGCGGCGAGGGTAGCCACCACCTCAACATGGTGGCCTGGGCCGACGGCGCGCAGAGCAAAGCCATCCTCGGCCAGGTGCTCAGCGCCGAGGCCAAGGCCACCGGCTTGGGCAGCGGCGTCGCCGATCTCCACGCCGAGGTACGCCACGACATCCTGGTGGCCGACGCGCGACAGGTGGCCGGCACGCTGACCCGTGACCTGGTGTATCCGCTGATCGTGCTCAACGGCGGCGGCATCGACAGCTACCGCCGCTGCCCGCGGTGGGTGTTCGACCTGGGCGAGGCCGAGGACATGGCCGCCTACGCGGACGCGCTGCCCAAGCTCGCACAGGGCGGCGCGCGGATTCCCGTGAGCTGGGTGCACACCAAGCTGCGCATTCCCGAGGCGGAGGAGGATGAGGCGGTGTTTGGTGCTCCGCCGGCGGCGGAGCCTCCGCCCCCCGTTGGGGCGCTGCCGCCGGCCGATCAGGCTGCGCTCGCGGCCCGCTGGCATCGCGCCGCGCTGGCACAGCCCGGAGTCCGTCCCGCGCCAGATCCCGCCGACCTCACCAATGGAGCACTGGGCCGCGAAGCCGAGGCGCAGATCCTCGCCTGGCGCGACGACATCGAGGCGATGCTGGCCCAGGCCGACAGCCTCGAAGAGTTCCGCGAGCAGCTGCTCGCGCGCTACGCCGGCCTGCCCGCCGAGCAGATGGTGAGCGTGCTCGCCATCGCGCTGGCCGCGATGAATCTGGCGGGCCGTAGCGAGGTGCAGGATGGCCGCTGAAGGGAAATCGGTTTACAGCCTCATGGTGCGATTTTCCAGACCGGGCCGCCGTCGTCGTACCGGCGCGAGGCGTCTGGCGCCGAGTAACGGGGTAGTAACGGCCTTTGCCGGGCTGTCGCACATCGCCGGATAGATCGAAATGGCAGATACCCGCCTCGAAGGCGCCCTTTCGCTTCCCTTTGCCGAGCAGCTGCAGTTCTTCCGCCGCAAGCTCAACCTGCCCACCGATACGTGGCAGGACATCTGGCAGGAAGCTCATGATCGCGCCTTCGTCGTCGCCGGCGCCACCAAAGCCGACCTGCTGGCCGATCTGCGCGAGGCAGTAGATAAGGCCATCGCCACCGGCACCACGCTCGAAACCTTCCGCAAAGACTTCCGCCGCATCGTCGCGCAACGCGGCTGGACGGGCTGGACGGGGGAAGGCAGCAACGCCGGCGAGGCCTGGCGCACGCGCGTCATCTACGAGACCAACCTGCGCACCAGCTACGCCGCAGGCCGCTACGCTCAGCTCACCGATCCGGCGCTGCTCGCCGAGCGGCCTTACTGGCGTTACGTCCACAACGACAGCGTGCTCAGCCCCCGGCCGTTGCATAAGCGCTGGGGCGACATGCGGCTGACGCTGCGCCACGACCACCCCTTCTGGCGCACGCACTTTCCGCCCAACGGCTGGGGCTGCCGCTGCCGCGTCACCGCAGCCGTTGCGCCGCAGGCCGGCGACGCCACCGAAGCGCCCGACGGATGGAACACGGCAGGCGGCAATGGGAGCCTTCCCGGGATCGACAAGGGCTGGGCCTACGCGCCGGGCGCGAACTCGACACGGCCGCTGCGCGAACTGGTCGAACAGAAGCTGCTCAACCTGGACGCTCCCATCGGTGCCGCTATGTGGGCTGAGCTGCAGCCCGCCATCGCTGCCGAGCAGCGCCTTGCGCTCGCGGACATGATCGACCGCGTCGCGCTCGCAATGCAGGCCGGGGGAGAGGCCGCGCTGGTCTCCGCCGTGTCGCCGGAGGTTGTCACCGCCCTGGCCGAGCTGGGCCACCCGATGCAGAGCGCCGATATCTGGCTGCGCGATACTGAGCTGCTGCACGCACTCCGGGACACCAAGACGAACCGCCAAGCGTCGCTGCCGCTCCAGGTATGGCGGGATCTACCGCGGCTACTCGACGCAGCCGACGTGTATTACGACGCGGAAGACCCCGCGCTGGCGTATGCGATCGACGTCGCAGGCACCGTGGGCAAGGTACTCGTGCGGATCAATTACCGGGACAAGGTGAAGGACAGCCAGGGCAAGCGCTCGAAGGTAACGTCCAACTTCGTCCGCACTGGCGGCGTCGTCGAGGCCGGCGATTTGCAGCAGGCTCGTTACATCAAGCTGTAGGGGATGAGGCGGCGCCGGATTCGAACCGGATCATAGCGACCTGTCGGCCCCTAACCGTTCCCATTGGAAACAACCGCCTCGTGCGGACATCATAGCCCGATCCGGAGAGGCGCGCATGGCAGACCGAATTGCAATCGAACTGGACGTGGCGCCGGTGCTGGCCCATCTGGATCGCCTGCTGCGCGCAGCCGGCCCCGAGGGCATGGCGCCGGCGCTCCGCGAGATCGGCGAAGACCTGGTTGAAGCGACGAAGCGCCGGTTCGAGACGAGCACCGCGCCGGACGGCAGTCGCTGGGTGCCGAACAGCGAGGCCACGTTCTTGCACTACCTGGGGCGAAGCAAGAGCAACTTCGGCAAGGACGGGCGCCTCTCCGGCAAGGGCGCTGGCCGTGCGATGGGTAAGAAGCCGCTCGTGGACAGCGGCGTGCTGCAGGACACGATCCGATACCAGGTCGAAGGCCTCGACCTCTTCGTGGGGACCAACCGGTTCAGCGGGGAGTGGGATGGCGGGGCTGCGGTGCATCAGTTTGGTAGCCGGGATGGGCGTATCCCGGCGCGGCCGTTTCTGGGTTTGGACGAGTCGGGCATCGTGGCGGTTCTAGAGGTGCTCGAGAGACATCTCCTGTCGACTGCAAGTCAAAGTTAACGCCCCTCATTCAATTTCCAGACAAAAAAGTAACGGGTTCCATGGACCACCCGAGGGTCTGCGGATAGTATGCAAGTCGTTTTTTTGCGCACTCACGGACGAGATGGCCGCGCCTCTACCGAAGACCGGGGATTTTGTAGATCGACTTCGCAAGCTCATGGATGACCCCGTGCCCAACGAGTTCCAGTTGAACTTGTTGGAGCGGGACATACAACGGCAGATGAAGTCGGGCGTAGATGTCGATGCAGCCTACATGGTCTACGGAGCGGTGCGGTTGCTGCGATCCGACGTGGAGGGATTTGAGAAGGCCATGGAGAATGCCCTTCGCCTGTCTTCCTCTCTGTTGGTTCGCCTCAATTACGCGATCTTGCTCCGCACGGCTTGCCGTCTCAGCGACAGCCTAAAGGCCTCGATCGAACTCGCTGAGAAGTACCCGGGTGACTTCGAAGTGCTGTCGGAGGCAGCTCGATCCGCCAGCGCAACGCTACGGTACGACCTGGCGGAGCGGTTCATCGATATGCTCGATAAGTTAAAGGCTCCCGAAATGTATGCGGCCAAGGAAAGGAGCCTGCTTCGATTGCCAGAACGAGCGCGCCTACGTGAGCGCATGGCAGAGAGCGGTCTAACGTACGAAGATCTGGCGCAAGTGATGGAAGTTGCCTCGGCCGTCGTGGCTCGGCGATTCAAGATCGCGGGTGGTTGGACCACTGGCATCACCCCGGACGGGACGATGAGAGTCACCATTTGCGTCGTTGGTCAGACCGATGACATCGTCGAGACGAGCTTTGAAATTGCTGATGCGGTTGTAGCGGCGAATCTCGATCACGTTGGGGAGGTGCTCACCATTGCTTGCATGGGTATGCCAAAGTGAGTGTCAGTGCCTTTGATTTTCTGGCGTTTGCTGAAGGACTAGCGCGCAAGGCAGCCACTGAGATTGAACTGCGGGTCGCCATGGGCCGGGCGTACTACGCCGCGTATCACTGGGCCGCTTTTTGCGCAGAGGGCTGCTGTCCCCTGATCGATCGCTCATCAGTTAAAGGTGGGAGTCACGAGTACCTCATCGGCCGGTACGTGGCCCTAGCCACGCCACAAGGGAGATCGGTGGCTTGGCTGCTACGGGACCTAAAGGCGGGGCGCGAGTTGGCGGACTATGAGGTTGTCCAGGCAGTGTCTAGGCAAGAAGTGGATGCTCACATTGCAACCGTCAGGAAGGTTCTTGAGAAGATCAGCATGGTTACCGGCGTGCCGCTTCCCGCGGAGCCGAAGGACGATGAACTAGACGTCGCGTAATGTGCGATTTGGGGCGTGACTTACCGCCCCTGCGATTCTGCCCCTCTCTGCGGGCGTCCGAAGTAGTTCCCCTCCCGTATAGCGCCAGCCGCCACCGATCATCGGCGGCATGGCAACCCAGACCCGCACCGCACTCCCTTCCCTCGCCGCCTGCGCTCTGCGCGTAAAGGCCGGTGAACCGCTCTCCCGGCTGATCCCGGCCGGCGAGTTCGACGCCCCGCGCGGCGCCCTCACGGGCAGCGGCCCCTGGCGGCTCACGCCCCAAGGCGCGGCTCGCATCATCGCGGCCAACGCCTCCCGCGGCACCGACATCGCCATCGACTACGAGCACCAGCTGCTGCTGACCGAACAGAACGGTCAGCCCGCGCCGGCGGCCGGCTGGATCGACCCGCGCTCGTTGGTGTTCCAGGAAGGCGGTGACGAGCCCGGCTTGTATGGCGCCATTCGATGGACCGCGAAGGCCGGCGCGATGATCGCATCGGACGAATACCGCTACCTGTCCCCCGTCTTCCCCTACGACCCCGCGACGGGCGAGGTGCTCGGTCTGGCGCACGTCGCGCTGACCAACATCCCCGCAATCGATGAGCCGGTCATGGCCGCGCTGTCGGCCCGCCTATCCGCTTTCCCCCACCACCAGGAGAACCCTGACGTGAACGAGACGCTGAAGAAGCTGCTCGCCGCGCTCGGCCTGCCCGACACCACCAGCGAGGCCGATGCCATCGCCGGGGTTGCCGCGCTGAAGGTCCGCGCCGACGAGGCCAACACCCAGATCGCCGCCTTGAAGTCCGCCGCGCCCGACCCGGCCAAGTACGTGCCGGTGGCCACCATGCAGGCGCTGCAGACGGAGGTCGCCGCGCTGTCGGCCCGCGTCAATGGCGACGAGGCCGCGCGCCTCATCGAGGACGCGATCGCCCAAGGCAAGCTCGTCGAAGCCCAGCGGGAGTGGGCCAGCGCCCTCGGCAAGAGCGACATCGCCGCGCTGCGCTCCTACGTGAGCACGGCGCCGGCGATCGCCGCGCTGAAGGGCATGCAGTCGGGTGGTGGCAACCCGAGTGCGGGCGGCGGCGGTCCGTCGGACGCTGATCTCGCGGTCTGCAAGGTCCTGGGCCTGACCGCCGAAGAGTTCAACAAGGCCAAGATCGGAGGCTGACATGGCTGCTCTCACTGCCCCTCGCAACACCATGGAGCGCGCCGGCGCCGTCCTCGGCTTTCCGGTCAAGGCCAACGCCAAGATCTTCGCCGGCGCGCTCGTTGTGCTCTCGGCCGGATTCGCTGCGCCCGGCTCGGTGGCAACCACCCTGATCGCCGTCGGCCGTGCCGATGAGGCCGCCGACAACACCGGCGGCGCCGACGGCGCCATCACCGTCCAGGTCCGCCGCGGCACCTTCAAGTTCGGCAACAGCGCCAGCACCGACCTGATCGCCCAGGCCGACGTCGGCGCGGACTGCTACATCGTCGATGACCAGACGGTGGCGAAAACCAACGGCTCCAACACCCGCTCGCGCGCCGGCAAGATCGTCGCCGTCGAGAGCGACGGCGTGTGGGTGCAAATCGGCCTCGGCCAGTAACGGAGACCCCGTCATGCTCATCACCCCCGCCAATCTCCAGGCCCTCGCTCAGGGCTTCAATGCGGCCTTCCTGCGCGGCTTCGGCTCGGTCGCATCGACCTACCAGTTGATCGCGATGCTCATCCCGAGCACCTCCGACGCCGAAAACTACGGCTGGATGAAGGACCTGCCGGGCATGCGCGAGTGGATCGGCCAGCGGCAGTACAACAACCTGGAATCGACCAGCGCCCAGCTCAAGAACAAGCCTTGGGAACACACCATCGCGGTCAAGCGCGACCAGATCGAGGACGACAAGCTCGGCATCTACTCGAACGTGTTCGCGATGCAGGGCGAGATCGTCGCGCGCCATCCGGACGACCTGGTGTGGTCGCTGCTGCCCAGTGGCTTCGCCACGAAGGGTTTTGATGGTCAGTACTTCTTCGACACCGACCACGTCGGCTACGACAAGGATGGCGCCGAGGTCAGCTGGAGCAACACCGGCGGTGGTGCTGGCGCTCCGTGGTTCCTGATGGATCTCTCGCGGACCTTCATGAAGCCGCTCATCTTCCAGGAGCGGAAGAAGCCCCAGTTCGTGAGCCGCACGCGGCCCGACGACCCGCACGTGTTCGACATGGCCGAATACCTGTTCGGCGCCGACGCGCGCTACAACGCGGGCTTCGGGTTCCATCAGCTCGCCTACGGCTCCAAGCAGACGCTGGACGCTACGGCGTACGACGCCGCGCGGGTGAAGCTGGCCCAGCAGTTCCGCCCGGACGGATCGCCGCTGGGTGTGCAGGGCACTCACCTGATCGTGGGGCCAAGCAACGAGGCCAAGGCTCGCGAGCTGCTGGAGGCGGACCGCAACAGCGCCGGCGCCACCAACATCTGGCGCGGTTCGGCCCAACTCCACGTCTGCCCGTGGCTGGTGTAACCATGGGGGCCGCGAATGCTCGGGCGGGAAAAGCCGCCAAACAGGTGGAGGCGCGCGAACTGCCCTCCGCGACCCCGGCCGGGGAGGGTTTCCCCGGCACCAACACTGCCAGCGCCGAGAAGGCCGACGTGACGGGAGCGGCCAATGCCGCCCCTGTCACCGAAGCCGACGCTCGGGAGGCGCGCCAGGAGCCGGCGCCTCCCGCGGCGGGCACGATCGATCCGGCGGCCGAGGCTGCCGCGGCCGACGTGGCGGCCCAGGCTGAGGCGGTGACGCCCGCAGGCGGGTCGGTTGATTCGTTGGTGTTCGACCCCCTCTTCCGTGAGCCGGTGGTTACCCACCTGCGGGTGCGGGCTCGGCCGGAAGCCGGCTTTCGCCGCGCAGGTCGCCACTGGCCCGGCGGTGAAGGGGTGACGGTTGCGGCTGACGACTTCACGCCGGAGCAGATCCTGGCGCTGACGGAGGAGCCGGAGCTGGCCGTTACTTTCATCGCCGACCAGGTGGCGGAGTAACGGCATGCCCTACGCCACGCAGGCCGAGATGGTGTCCCGCTTCGGGGAGCGCGAGCTGGTCGAGCTGACCGACCGGTTCGACGCGCCGCTCGGCCTGATCGATGCCGGCGTGCTTGGGAAGGCGCTGGCGGATGCCGACGTGGAGATCGATGGCTACATCGGCGCGCGCTACACGCTGCCGCTGGCGACGGTGCCCGACCGCCTGGTGCAACTCGCCTGCGACATCGCGCGCTACCACCTCTACACCAACGCTGTGCCGGAACTCGTCGCCGAGCGCTACAAGGCGGCGATAGCGTTCCTGCGGCTGGTGGCGGCTGGTGGCGCAACGCTGGGCCTGCCCGAAACCAGCGGCAGCGCCGGCATGGGGCTGGCCGAAATCAGCACCGGCCGGCGTCTCTTCGCCCGAGGTGACCGCTGATGCTGGATCGGGACTGGCTGGCCGCAGGGCCGCACCTGGTCGAGCGGCTGCGCGACCAGGTGCGCGAGTTCCGGCTGGTAGCCGAGCTGACCGACCTCGGGAAGATCGAGGAGCGGGTCAAGCAGGCCCCGGCCGGGATTGTCGCCTATGACGGCACTCGCTACGCGGATGGGGCGCGATCCGGTATGTCGCGCCAGGGTGCGCAGCGCTGGATGGTTGTCGTTGCAGTCCGCAACGCGACCGGCGGCGGCGACAACAGCGCCCTGGCGGCCGAAGCCGGCCCCCTGATTCTCCGTGTCTCGGACGCGCTCAGCGGTTGGGCCCCCTTCGAAGGCCGGCCGCTGCGCGAAGTGACTGCGCCTCGCCCCGGCTACAGCACCGCATTCGCCTATTACCCGCTCATGTTCGAGCTGGATTTCGTAACTGCAACGCCGCGCCGCTGAGCGGGCACAACCGGAGCCATTCACATGGACATTCTCGAGTACTTCTCTGGGCAGGGCAGCATCTTCATGGGCCCGCGCCTTGGCAACGGCATGCCGGGCACGCTGCGCTGGGTGGGCGACGCGTTGATGGAGTTCGGCTTCACGCCCAACGAAACCAAGTTCCAGGAAAACTACACCGGTCAACGCGGCGACGCCCTGGTGCTTCCGGGAAAAACCGAGGCGAACCTGAGCGTTACCTTCCTTCAGTTCCATGACAAGAACTTCGAGGTGGTCACGCGCGGCGAAACCGTCGAGCAGGATGTGGACGCGGTCACCGATCGCGTGATCGGCGTAGCGCCGTTGGCGGTGGGCGACATCCTCAGCCTGAATGCCTTCAACGTCTCGGCCGTGACCATCCAGGACAGCACTGCGGGCACCCCGAAGACACTGGCCGCCGATACCAACTACCGGCTGGATCCGAAGGCTGGCCAGATCGAGATCCTGGACGTAACGACCGGTGGTCCCTTCACCGGCAACATCGTGGCCGACCTCACGCCCGGCGCAGCGAACATCATCAAGATGATGTCGGGTGCGGCCAAGGAGTACTGGGTGCGCTTCGTGGGCACCAACACCGTTCCGGGTGCCGTCTGGAAGAACGTCGTTGCCGACTTCTACCGCTGGAGCCCGCCGCCGTCCGAAACGATGTCGCTGATGCACGATGGCCAGTCACGGTTGGAGGCGCCGCTGGCCGGCAGCCTGCTGGCGGATTCGACCAAGACTGCGAACGGCGAATTCGGCTACTTCGGCCGCATGGTGATGCTCCAGGCTTAACCGATGTCCATCGCTGTCGCCAACGAACTCGACCTTCTGTTCGCCGCCCCCGAATGCGTCTCGGTGGGCGGCGAGCGGGTTGACGTGCGCGGGGTGCGCCTGAGCGAGTTGCCCCGCTTCCTGCGTTTGTACGATGCCCGGCCAGCACTGCCCGAGGGCGGCGAACTGCCGCCGCAAGCCGAAGCGGCGCTGGCGGAATGGCAAGCAGGCCTGGTGGTGATGCTCAGCAACCTGTGCTGCCGCTCGGTCGATTGGCTCTCCGGCCGGACGGACGCGGAGCTGGGCGAGTTGTTTGGAGCCATGCGTCGGGCGAACCGCATCCTGTTTGACCCCGCCCCGGCCCGGCACGGGCCGCGCAACGGCAGGGGGCAGAGCTGGGCCACCGCTGCCGCTTGGCTGGTGGAGTGCGGTCACTCCCTTGAGGCAGTCGGCAACTACACGCTGGCGCAGATCGAGCAGCTCACCGCCGCCCATGGCCGCCTCGCGGCGGATCGCAGTCTGGACGCGCTGTCGATCGCCCGCGCCGCCCAGGCCGACCGGAAGGGCTACAGCCAGGCATTGGCGGCACTCAAGCGCGCTCGCACGCAGTTGGGGCAGTAAATGGCCGATCGCAACCTTACCCTCGCACTGCGGGTGTCGGCGGACACCAAGGAGGGTCGCGCCGCCCTGACCGAGCTGCAGACGCTGATGCGGAACGCGGGGGCGCAGGGGGGCAGCGCCCTTGATCCGTTCACGGCATCGGTCGCCCGTGCGACCGGCGGCGTCAATTCGCTGACGACACAGCTCAAGCCGCTGCAGGCGGCGCTGGGCGGACTGTCGGCCGCGGCGATCACGGCGCAGCTGATCGCCCTGGCCGACACCTACCAGCAGATGAACGCCAGGCTGCGGCTGGCGACGCAGTACACCGGCGATTTTGCCGAGGTGCAGAGCGCGCTGCGCCAGGCGGCCGCGGATACGCGCGCGCCACTGGCCGAGACGGTAGATCTGTATTCGCGCCTGGCGCCGTCGTTGGCGGCAGTGGGGCGGACTGGCGCGCCTGCGGTGGGCATCATCTCCACGGTCAATCAGGCGATCGCGCTGTCAGGTGCGTCGGCCGGCGCCGCCGAGGCCTCGCTGGTGCAGTTCGGCCAGGGTCTGGCCAGCGGTGCGCTGCGCGGCGATGAGCTGAATTCGATTCTGGAGCAGACGCCGGCGCTGGCCGACGCGATCGCCGAGGGTATCGGCATCTCGCGCGGCGAACTCCGGACTTGGGGCGAGCAGGGGCGCTTGACGGCCGACGTGGTCGTAGGCGCGCTGGAGCGCGTGAGCGCGCGAGTGGAGTCGGACTTCCGCCAGCTGCCACTCTCGATCGGCCAAGCGATGACCCTGCTCAACAACGAGCTGCTGCAGCTGGTCGGCAGCGCAGATCAGGGCAGCGGCGCACTCGCAGCGTTGTCGCGCGCGATCGTGTTCGTGGCCGAAGGCATCGCCGCCTTCGGCGAGTCCAGCGGCACGATCGCGCCCTTCGTCGACTTCGTCGTCGATGCGGTGGATGGCATAGCGCGCCTGTTCCGCATCGTCGCCACCGGCCTGGCCGGCTACACGCTGGCGATCCAGCAGGCACTGGAAGGCGACCTTGATGGCGCGCTGGCCACCTATCGCCAAATCGGCAAAGAGGTCGAGAAGATCCTGCTGGAGCCCGGCGCCGAGCAGAAGCGCCTCGAGGCGCAGAAGGCCGCGGCGCAGGAAAACGGCAACGCTCGGCTCAAGATCGAGCAGGATCTCGCCAACGAGATCGAGAAGCTCGAAAAGATGCGCGCGGTCGCTGCCGGCCAGGCGAATGCGGACATCCTGCTGGATGACCAGGCCCTGCAGCGCAAGCGCATCGAAGAGGCGAAGAAGGCAACCGAAGAGCAGTTGAAGGGCGCGGAGCGCCTGCGCGACGCTCTGCGCGATGCGTGGGACACCGCCATCCAGAAGGCGCGGCAGGCCCGCGAGGAGGCCGCGACGCTCGCGCAGGACGCGAAGGACGCCAGTCTGGCCGGCGCGGACAAGGCCAACAGCCGCCGTATGCGCGGGATGACCGAGGAGGATCGCTCCGCCGCCGCCGAGCGCGAGGCCAACGACCTGCGCGATCAGGCCAGCAGTAGCGCGGCCCGCTCGGTCATCGCCGCCTATGAGGGCGACTTGGCGAAGGCCCAGCAACTCGCCGAGCAAGCGGCGAAGCAGGCGGAGCGCGCCGAGCAGTTTGCGGACATGGTGACCGACGACGGCACCGCGGCGGACCTTTTCCAGCAACTTGGTGACATCCGCGCACAAGCGCTGCGAGCCCAAGCCCTGATCAAACAGCAGGAGGCCAAGCAGCAGGAAGAGCTGGCCACCGCGATCAATGGACAGATCCAGAGCGCTGAACAGCGCATCGTGGAGCTGAAGGCGGAGTTGGCGAAGCCGGTGATGATCCAGGTGGATATCACGGCCGCCGAGCAGAAGATCAAGCAGCTGCAGAGCCAGCTGCAGGCGCTGGGTGGGGGCGCCCCGGCCGCCGGAGGTGCGCCGACACCGGCCGGTGACGCTGCGCCGACTACCGAAGTGCAGGCGGACACGGCCGAGGCCGAGACGGCGGTCGACAACTTCCGGGCGGCGCTCGACGCCATTCCGGAAACGAAGAAGGTGACGATCGAGACGCAGACCGTTACCAGTCCGGCCCCAAGCAGCTATGCGGACGCGGCCAGTGCCTGGAACAGTTCGGTGAACGGCTTCGCCAGTGGGGGCGCCATCGTCGGCCCGGGGAGCGGCACCAGTGACAGCATTCTGGCTCGAGTCTCGAACGGTGAATTCATCCTGCGCGCGGCGGCAGTCCGCCGCTACGGACTCGACTTTCTTCACGGTCTCAACGCGATGCGGCTGCCGCGGTTTGCGACCGGCGGCCTCGTTTCCAGCGCACTGGAGCCCGCCATGGCGGAGATGCGAGGTGTCGGCGATACCGTTGGCGCGGATCTCGTGGTGCCCGGCGTGGGGCGGTTTCCTGTGCGCGCCGAGGCTGACGTCTACGAAAGCATGCAGCGCGCCCTGCGTCGGGCGAGCCTTAAGGCGGGAGGACGGGCATGAGGCGCCAACCGGACCTCATGATCAACGGGCTCGTGTTTCCCGCGCCGGCTGCGGGCCAGATCACGCAGACCTACGCCGACATCGGTGGCTTTGCGCGCCGGCGCGCGGCGAGCGGGCGCCTGATTGCCCAGGAGGCGTGGCGCCGGATCTCGACCAGCATCTCCGCAGAGGGTTGGGTGCCGGCCGCGCTCGACAGCATCGACTGGAGCGGCGAGCTGACCCTGGGCTGCATTGCGGCGCGCGCCCGGCAGTCGGACACGCCGTCGATCGCGCTGCCCGCGGCGCGCCGCACCGACGCTGCGCCCTACGGTTTCGCCGTCGTTGGCCACCGTCTCGTACCGACGTCGTTGGCCGTCGCCGGCGACCTCGCCACGCTGGCGCCTGTTGCCGGCGCGACCGCCTACAAAGTCCTCTACTACCCGCTGCTGATCGTGCGCAGCGACGGCCCGTCCGAGCGTTACGACGCCGGCGGGGCCGTCGCGGGGTTCGATCTGCAGGCCGAAGAAATCTAAGGAGCCCGCCATGGCAGCACCGTATTTCACCAGTTGGAACCCCGCCGCCAAAGTGGCCGTGCATACCGCGCTGCGCGACCTCCTCGACGCCGCGACCAATCCGGCCTACATGACCGCGCACGATGCCGGCGACGTGCTGCTTGCCACCGCTACGCTGGGCGACCCCTGCGGCACCGTCGATCCAGTGACCGGCGCGCTCAACCTCAGCATCGCGGTGCAGGAGGACAGCGCCCCCGCGGGCGGCGACATCGCCTATTGGACCCTCTACGACGGCGCCGGCACGCCCTACCGCTCGATCCCCGCCGAGGAGGGCACCGCGCCGGCGCCCGGCAAGGTGGTCATGAACACCCTGACGGTGCTGCCCGGCGGGCCGGCGCAGGTGCTGAGCGCCTCGGTGGTCTGATATGGCGACCGGCGTTCTCGTTGTCGGGTGTACGGGGGCCCTCCTCGAGGCCTATGACGCGGCCGACACCTCGCGCTGCATCGACACCACCTCGCTGTACGCCGGCATTTCTTCGGGCACGATCAACGGCGCGGCGTGGAGCCCCGACGGCACGCTGCTGGCCCTCGCGCTCAGCGTGTCCCCGTACCTTGCCGTCGTCGATACGGCCACCGGCGCTACCGTGGAGCTAAGCAGCAACCCGGCCAACGCGGGCAATGGGGTAGCGTGGTCTCCTGACGGTACCCGACTTGCGGTGGCTCATGGGACGGCGCCCTACCTGACGGTGTATGAGACCGCAGGCTGGACCAAGCTGACCTTCACCAGTACGGCGCCGGAGGGCACGGGCCAGTCTTGCGCCTGGTCGCCGGACGGCACAATGCTCGCGGTGGGCCACGTCACCAGCCCGTACTTGTCGGTGTACAACGTGGCTACGGGCACGCGCATCTCGCTCGTTGGTGGCAATCCGGCCGGTACCGGGTTGGGTGTGTCCTGGTCTCCGGATGGCACCCGCTTGGCCGTGGCCCATTCGACCACGCCCTTCTTGACCGTCTACAACACCGCGGACTGGTCCAAGGTGACGATCGCGGGCGGCGCCCCGGCGGGCGTGGGTCGGGCGTGCGCGTTCAACATCGACGGCTCGCGCCTGGCAGTGGCACACGCGACCTCGCCCTACCTGACCGTTTACAACGCCGCCGACTGGTCCAAGCGGACGCTCTCCAGCAACCCCACCGGTACCGGCAACGGCGTGACCTGGTCTCCGGACGGCACGCGCCTCGCGCTCGCGCACACCACCGCGCCGTGCCTCACCGTCTACAGCGCCACGACGCTCGCCAAAGTCACGTGGGCCAACAGCCCCGCCAACCAGGGCAACTGCTGCACTTGGCGCGCAGCCGCACCGCTGCGGGTGGCTGCGGTGGCGCCCAATGTCGTTAAGGACGATGCGGGCGCGCCGGCCAGCCGGGTGCATCGCATTTACCGACGCGCCAACGGCGATCTGCTCGGCGTGCGGACATCGAGCGCCGGCGGGGAGTACTCGGCGCCATTCCTCACCGGCATGCCGGTGCAGGTCGTGGTGTTGGATGACGACGACGGCGCCGTATACAACGACAAGATCCTCGGGCGGGTGATCCCGGCATGAGCTACACCCCGCCTGCCGGGACCGCAGCGGCTGTCAGCTGGGTCGGAGACGCCCCTTACACACCGCCGGCCGGCACTGCCGCCGCCGTCACGTTCAGCGAGGCCGCCCCCGAAGCGCGGGCGCTGTTCCCATCGCCACTTGGCGAGTTTGGCGCGGTGGCCTTGGTGGTGCAGCCGGAGGCGCAGGCGACGTTTACCTCCCCCTTGGGAGAGTTCGGCGCAGTGGCCTACGCGCCCCCCGCCGCGATCGCGGGCATCCCGTCTCCGCTGGGCGAGGTCATGGGCACCGCCCGGGTGACGCCCACGGCGATCGCCGGCATCCCGTCTCCGCTGGGCGAGGTCATGGCGCTGGCGTGGCACGGCCAGCCGGCGGCGCCGGCGCCTGACGCCGGAGAGACGACGCTCCGGTGGCGCGCCCGCGTCACGCTGGGCGGGGTGGATATCTCTGATCGCCTGGTGGGGCCGGTATCGGTCGAGGGCGCCGAGGGCGAGGCGGCGATCGCCGAGTTCTCGTACCAGCCGTCCGGCCCGCTCGACCCGCTGTCCGTGATCGGCCAGGCGGTCGTGATCGAGTTCGAGCGCCTGGCGTCGACGCCCTATGTCCGCAGGATGTTCACCGGGGTGGTGGAGGAGCCGCGGATCGATATCCAGGCCGGCATCGTGACCTGCCTGTGCCACGACCAGCTGCAAGAGCGGCTTGCCCTGCAGCCGCGCACCTGGATCGATGCGGCCGTCGGGGGGCGCTGGTCCGAGGTCGTCTCGGGCAGCCCATCCGACAACTGGGAGTACGCCCAGGCGCGCCTCGCCTCGGTACCGGCCTCGATCGCGCTCGACCCCTACGGCAACCCGGTGCTGCTCCCGTGGCGCGGCGCCGGCATCGACACCGCCGTGACCGTCACCGAGGACGACTGGGACGACGGCTCGCTGCAGGTGACATTGCCCAGCCGGGACAGCCTGCGCACGCGCGTTACCGTGCGGCTGCAGTACCGTTACCAGCGCCTACGGGCGCGCACCATCGTTGCCGAGTGGTCGCGCCCGATCAGCTTCTTTTTTTGGCGCGAAACGAGTGGCGCGCGGCACAGCGTCGCGTGGCTTACCACGGCGATGGTGCAGAGCGCCTGCGAGGGCCTGAGCGGCTGGGAGATGCTCGGCACGGTTCAAATCACCCACCCGGCGCCGGGCCTGTACCTCAATGAGGGCTGGTCGGACGGTGGTTTCGCGATCGCAGCCGACCAGGCTCAGGATCTCGTGCTCGGCTTTGCGGCCTACGCTGGCGCCCGCTGGCAGCAGACCGTGACCGAGGACTACACCCTCAACTTGGTCAATACGGCGCTGGAGACGGCGCTCGGCAAAGAGATCGGCGACGAGATCGGCGCCAACCTGGTTGCCGAGTTCGACCAGGCCGCGTGGCAGACAGACCCGAGTGTCGGCCCGGGGCCGATCCTGGTCTCAACCACGACCTCCAGCGAGCCGCCGCCGCTGGGCGACACCATCGAGACGTGGCAACCCGAGGGTGCCGACGCCGCGGCGCGCGACGAGACGCTGCGCGTGCTGCTCGACCAGGCGTGGGTACGGCTGGCCGCCTCGACCCGGTCCGGCCGTGTGAGCTGGAGTGGGTCCATCCGGCCCGACCTCTGGTTGGACTGGTGGATCACGGTCAACAGCACGCGGCTGCGCGCGGCCGGCAAGGTCGCCGCCTACAAGCACGTGCTCGATCCGGAGGCGGGATGGGCCAGCACGTCGGTCGAGCTGGCCGTGGCGCTGCCCGGCAACACCTACCAGGCGCTTCCGGACTGGACGCTGCCCGCAGCACCCGCCGACACGTCGCCGGCCGGCACCTACAGCTGCACGATCGGGGCATACGTGGGTGGCCTGGTCGAGAGCGCGCCGTGGGACGAAGAGACCATGATCGGCTTTGCGACCAACACGCAGGACTTGCTGACCGACGCCGAAAAAGCCGACCGCGAGTGGTACCCGCACCAGCTGAGCATCCAGACGCCGGAGATCGAGGAGACCGCGCGCGACCCGCTGACCCTGAGCGCCAGCGAGACCGTGAGCGTCAGAGTACCCACTGACCTGTTGGAGTTCCTATGAGCGGCATTCCCGCATCGCCCATGGCGGACGCGCTTAAGGCGTTCGTGGATCGCAACAAGGGCTGGAAGCAGATTGCGGACGCGATCCCGGTGGGCCCGCGGCCGGGCACGGTGTCCACCGGGCGGCCCTCGACCACGCCCGGCAGCTCGACGGGCGGGGGCTCTTTCGTCGAATCGGACTACACCCTGCGCCAGTACCACGCCAAGGTCGTCAAAGAGACCACGGACGGCGTGTTCACGTTTGAGATTGAGCCGATTAAGCGGGTGCAGGGCTACAACGATCAGTTCCAGCAATACGAGCCGCCGCCCGCCGAATGAGCCTCGACCGCAACTCGCCCGCCCGAGAGGTGCTCGGCCGCCTCGGTCTGATTGGCCACCCGTGGCACGGCCTGTGCCGCGCGGGCGTGCTGACCTTACCCAACGGGACCACCCGCCCCTACGCCCAGCCGGCAAGCGGCGACGCCTACGTGCTGCGCGTGCCAGGCGTGCCCGCGGTGGAGCGCTCCCCCGAGGACGCGGCCGACGATGTCGTCACCGGCCGCACTTGGTTGCCCTACGCCATCGTCTCGGGCAGCGACTACCAGATCTACAGCCGGCCGCTCGGGGCCGGCCGCTGGGTGTATGTGGATTCGGCCGGGGATCGCTGGCTGGTGACGACGACACTGCACGGTGCGACTCTGGACACCCTCACGGCCGGCAGCACGATCACCGTCACCCTGGCGCGGTTTGGGGTCATCGGTGGGACGCCGGCGACGCACACCTACACGGTGACGGTGCCCGATCTCGGCCAGGCCACGCCGACGCTGTACCGCCCCACCTCGACCGGCGCATCGGTGCTGGCCCCCGATCTGGTGACGGGGCGCCTCTTTGCCATCCACCCGAGCGGCACCGCCGCGGTCTTCCAGCTCGCGCACGAGGTCGATGCGCTGATCCGCAACTCCCAGGCGCGCTGGCGCCCCTGTGGCTGGATGGAGCTGCAGATCACCGGCGCGGGCGCGTCGGCCGCGGTGTCGCTGGTGGTGCTCAAGACGCGTCGCGAGACGGTGGGCACCAGCGTGTTCGACTCGGACCTGCATGTGTACATGCTCTACCAGCGGGTGCCGGAGATTACCTACTACGAGGGCACGTCGCCCTATCCGACCTGCGGCGGGACCAGGGTCACCGAGACAGTCACCAGCGAGGTCTTCGAGCGGGAGGTCTTCGACGGCTACCCTGACCTGAGCGGCGCGGACGTCTATCTCGCGGCCGAGTGGCCACTCGGAGGGAGCCAGTGGTCGATGCTGCGCGGGTGGTTGCAGCAAGTCAGCGAGTTTGTGATCGGCGTGGCCTACGACGCGACCGGCGCGCTGGAATACACGACGGCGCGCTACACCCTGTACCAGGACAACGACGCCAGCCAGGAGCTGGTGGTCGAGCGCGAAGAGCGGACCGTCTTTAACTGGGTGGCGGGCGACGGCGCGTGTTACGCCTCCGGCCTGGTCTTCCACCAGAGCCGCGCCTACCGTGTGTCCCACTCTGGGACCACGACAACGACACTGACCATATCGCTGCGGCGAAACGGCGTGGAGTTCGAATCGCACGTATCGGAGCCCGTCGTGGTGACGCAGACGTGGGAACTGACCGGCGCGGCGACCACGCCAGCTCACGAACTCGTCGCCATGGACACGACCACCGAGGCGTATGGCGACGTGCGGTCCGGTGGTGGCGGTTGGCAGAACTGGCTGCTCGGCAATGCGCTGGCGGAGGACTACCAGGACCAGCGGGCGTTGCTCATGATGGAAGCCACAGCGCGTATCGGATCGACCACTGGCGCTGGCTATCTCGCGTACTACTTCATCGCTCAGCCCTATAGCAGCAGCGTCTATGGCATACAGCGCCGCAAGCGAATTGGGCAGACCGTCCAGACCAGGTCCGACCAGCATGAGATCGGCAGCGAGACAGTCATTAATGCAGGCGACACCGTGTACGCAAGTCGCCACCCGGTAACGGGAGCGCTGGCGGTTGATACGGTGCCGGTGTGTTGGGTGTAACCGCGAACGTTACGGTGAAACCAAGCTCAACCCTTACGGCTTGCTGCAGCACGTTCGGTCGTTGCAGGTTCCTTTAGAGCAGCGAGTTCCGAGGGTTTTCGGATCTGTCGGAGAGCCTCGACAATGCTATGCGACGTCGCCTCCGAGCCCAATGCGATGTTGAGCAGGATCTGTAGAGGCGCCGGGATATCTCGCCCGGACTCGTAACGGCAGGCGCCGCTTTGCGTGATGCTGAAGGACTCCCAGAACTTAGTTTGGTTCATGCCCAAGCGCTTTCGATAGGCACGAATTTGGGCGCCACTATAGGTTTTGAGCTTCATGAAGATAGCCTAGCTGCGGGAGGCGTATCTTAGGCCAGATCGATCCCCTGCTTCAGGAAACGCCCAATGTGCGGACGCTATGCCCTTTACGGGCCACGATCGCGTCACAGAGATGAGTTCGGAGCCACGTTCAGCATTCTCGACCGGCTGCCTCCCGAGGTCTGGAACCCGTACAACATCGCGCCGAGCACGTGCGTTCCAGTGGTGCTTGCCCAGTCCGATGGCAGCAGGGTCGTCGATCTTGCACGGTGGGGCTTCCAACCTGCCTGGGTCGGCGATGACTCTAAGCTCGGTCACCCGATCAACGCAAAGCTGGAGACGGCGCCGGAAAAGCGTCTGTTCCGTGCTGCTTTTCGCTCCAGCCGTGTCCTGGTTCCGGCCTCTGGCTTCTACGAATGGCTCTCGACGGCAGCGGGGAAGCAGCCGTTCTTCTTCCGACACCGAGACGAAGATCGGGACTTCGGGCTCGGCGGCATCGTGACGCGCACAGGGTCTGACGCTGGCGCGACGCTTACCTTGGCGATCCTCACCACTGTCCCGAACGCGGCGGTCGCGCCGGTCCACGACCGCATGCCCGTGATTGTGCGTCCCGAGCACTACCAGGCGTGGCTCGATCCATCGCTTTCAGATGCAGATCTGGTCAGGGAGTTGGGCTCTGATTTCCCGGCAGACCAGATGACGTCGTACCCGGTCTCGAAGGCCGTTGGTAGTCCGCGAGCGCGAGGCGTTGAACTGGTGACGCCGACCCCCGAGAGCGGGAGTAACGGCGACCTTTTCGCGCAATGA